CCTGCGCAAACGTGCTAAAAATGCCAGCGGTGAAAAGGCTAAGATGTATCACTGGTGCGCTAACATGAAGAGCGGCAAGAAGAAATAAATATTATATCATGAAAATCAGAGAAATCTTCGAAACAGCTACAGCAGGCGCTACTAGTGCAGGTAATATTGCCACTGTTGTTAACCCTGATTTCACTAAAAAAGTCAGCAAAAAGAAAGCCAAAGTAGTTAGTGCAAATGCCCTAGATACTAAGAATGTTAGCCTTTTTGGCGGACCGGCAATCAAAAGATAAATACATTATACACCTTTAGGATTAGGACTATGGACTTTAAATCATTAATTACAAAAATCAGCTCGATGGATGACAAGATCGAAACCATCGCTGCTCCAGAATTACCAAAAGCTGTGCAGCTCAATGAAGATGCACAACTTCGTGTTTTAGCAGGAACTTCTTCTTATATCGCAGAAGCTAAGAAAAAAGCCGAAGACGATGTTAAAGAAGAAATGAAAGTCGGTGACAGCAAAAAGACTGCCAAAGGCGGAACTGTTACTAAGACTAAGACAGGTATCGTTCATAAAGCAGGACCAGGCAACTACGGCGGATCCGATGATAAAGATACTGATCCAGATGCAGATGATGATGCTCCAAAGTCCAAGAAAAAAGCTAAAAAAGAGTCTATAGATCCTGAACAGTTCAAGTCTAAGTTTTCTAAGATGGTCGAAGCTAAGAAGGCCGACAAAGAAGAAAAGAAAGACAAAAAAGCTAAGAAGATGGAAGAAGGTGCTAAGCCAGACTTTTTAGACGTAGACAAAGACGGCGACAAGAAAGAGCCAATGAAGAAAGCCGCTGCTGAAAAAGGCGGCGACAAGAAAGAAGGCAAGAAAGGTATGTCTGCCAAGCAAGAAAAATATTTCGGTAAGAAGAACGAATCAAAAGTTCAACTAAAGAAAGTTGTTGCTGAAAGCGTAGAACAAAAATTATCTTTCAAAGATATGGTTAAGCTAGTTCAAGAAAGTGGCGGTCAACAACAAATCGATCCTATCGATAAAGCATTGTTCAATTGGGCCACTCGAGTTGCTACCAGCAAGCTAGGTGAAGGCATGAAGGCAGATCTTTATGCTGGTTTAATCTACGAGCGTAACGGTGGTGTATTCGAAATGTATGATGTTCTATCCGAAGATCAGAAATAATTAACATTTTGGTAAACAAAAGCCAGTCCTTAGTTGACTGGCTTTTTTATTGACTATATAATAGTCCTATAAGGAGAATTATATGGCAAAGATGTATGGTCCGGAAGAAAAAGCAAAACTAGAGAGATTAATCAACGAAGGTGGTAATGTCCTTCGTGAAATAGAAGATCTGCAAGAAGGTCTTAAAGAAACTGTCAAAGCTGTTGCAGAAGAACTGCAAGTAAAGCCTAGCATCATCAATAAAGCAATTAAAATCGCACACAAAGATAATTGGAAGTCACACGAAGAAGAGTGGGATGAAATTGAAATGATCTTAGGTGTTACCAAGAGATTACCCGAATGATTTTTTTAGCAAATGTGTTCGCCGGCACTATAGAATGGATTAAAGATGATTGGAGATCTCACCCGTTTCGTTTCGTGGTCGAAGTCGTGGCTTGGGCTATCTCGATTGGATGTAGCATTACTATGGCTCTCACGGTCCCCACTCCTCCCCTACTTATCTTATATCCTATCTGGATTACTGGTTGCGCTATGTATGGTTGGGCTGCTTATACTAGGAAATCGTTTGGCATGCTGGCTAACTACCTGCTATTAACGACCATAGATACTATCGGCCTAATCCGTATGTTATAAATAAATTTAAATTAGATGGTAGGCGAGGCCATAAGCCGCACGTTAGGTATTTGCAAGCCATAAATTGCATAGGAGAAAAATTTGAGTTACGTTGACGCATTCTACGATCGCAACGACGACATTATCCGTGTCGTCGAACGCAATGACAAAGGGGAAAGGCATTTTAAAGACTACCCCGCCAAACATATCTTTTACTATCAAGACCCTAGAGGAAAATATCAATCTATCAAGGGCGAGCCTCTAAACAAAGTTACCTGTAAAAATATCAAAGAACTTCGCAAAGAGCTTGCGATCCATTCTAACAAAAAACTCTACGAAAGCGATATCAATCCAATATATCGCACACTAGAAGATCACTATCTTAATGTAGATGCACCAAAACTAAATGTAGCGTTCTTTGATATTGAGGTGGACTTTGATCCAGAACGTGGCTATGCTAGTCCAGACGATGCGTTCATGCCGATCACTGCTATCGCTGTTCACCTACAATGGATGGATACTTTGATCTGTTTAGCTATACCTCCTAAAACAATCAACATCATCGAAGCCAAAGAAGCTATCAAAGATTTTCCTAACACTATGCTTTTCGAAACTGAAGCAGAAATGTTAGATACTTTTCTTGATCTTATCGAAGATGCAGATGTATTAAGTGGTTGGAACTCAGAAGGCTTCGATATCCCGTATACTACTAATCGTGTTATCAAAGTATTAAGCAAAGAGGACACACGAAGATTCTGTCTATGGAATCAATTTCCTAAAAAGAGAGAATATGAAAAGTATGGCAAGACCGCAGTGACCTTCGACCTTATCGGTCGTGTTCATCTAGACTTGCTAGAAATTTATAGAAAATACACATACGAAGAACGTCACTCTTATCGTTTAGATGCAATCGCTGAATACGAATTAGGAGAAACAAAGACAGTATACGAAGGCACACTTGATCAACTTTATAACAACGACTTTAAAAAGTTTATTGAATATAACAGACAAGACTGTGCTCTGCTAGATAAACTAGATAAGAAACTTAAATTCTTAGACTTAGCTAATAAGATCGCACACGAAAACACAGTTCTATTACAGACAACTATGGGTGCTGTGGCTGTTACTGAACAGGCTATCATCAACGAGGCTCACAGACGTGGAATGATCGTTCCTAATCGCAAGAAGATGGACGAGCATGGTGATACACAAGCCGCCGGTGCGTATGTTGCTTATCCTAAGAAAGGCATCCACGAATGGATTGGTTCGTTAGACATTAACAGTCTTTATCCGTCGGCGATTCGTGCATTAAACATGGGGCCAGAAACTATTGTTGGACAACTACGCCCAGATGGCACAAAAGCACACCTAGAAGCAGAAATGGGCAAGGGTAAATCATTTGCTGCTGCATGGGAAGGTATATTTGGATCTCTAGAATATACCGCTGTTATGAACAAAGAAGTCGGTCGTGAAATTACCATAGACTGGGAGGGCGGCGGCAGTGATACGTTGTCAGCTGCTCAAATCTACGATTTAATCTTCGAAAGCAATCAACCCTGGATGTTATCTGCTAACGGAACTATCTTTACATACGAAGTTGAAGGTGTTATTCCTGGACTTCTAGCACGTTGGTATAAAGAACGTAAAGAGATGCAGGCTAAACTCAAAGAGTGTATCCAAGCAGGAAATAAAATTGAAGAAGAGTATTGGGATAAACGACAACTTGTTAAGAAAATTAACCTGAACAGTTTGTATGGTGCTATTCTTAACCCAGGTTGCCGATTCTTTGATAATAGGATTGGCCAATCAACAACTCTTACTGGTAGACAAATTGCCAAACATATGGCATCAAAAGTTAATGAAATTATAACCGGAGAATATGATCACGTTGGTAAATCAGTGATCTACGGTGATACAGACTCTTGTTACTTCTCTGCGTATGCTACGCTAAAGAAGGACATTGAGAAAGGCACACTTCCTTGGACTAGGGAAAGTGTAGTTGAACTTTATGATACCATAGGAGAAGAGGTAAATGGAACATTCGTCAAATTCATGCAAGACGCCTTCCACGTCCCAAAGACTCGAGGAGAGGTCATCAAGGCAGGTCGCGAGATTGTTGCTTCCAAAGGATTATTCATCACTAAAAAGCGATATGCAGTGCTCTACTACGACAAAGAAGGAAAACGGTCAGACGTCGACGGCAAACCAGGCAAGATCAAAGCCATGGGGCTCGACCTCAAGCGGTCAGATACCCCGGTTGTTATCCAAGACTTCTTAAGTGAAGTATTAACTAAAGTTCTAACAGGTATACCAAAAGAAGAAATTCTAGAATATATCACTGATTTTAGAACCGAGTTTAAAACTAGACCGGGTTGGGAGAAAGGTTCACCCAAACGTGCTAATAACATCACTGAATATGCTGCCAAAGAAAAGAAAGCAGGCAAAGCAAACATGCCAGGACATGTTAGAGCCAGCCTTAACTGGAACACTTTGAAGCGTATGTTTGACGACAAGTATAGTATGCAAATAGTCGACGGGGCTAAAGTTATAGTTTGTAAACTAAAAGACAATCCTATGGCCTATACTTCTGTAGCTTACCCTGTAGACGAACTACGTTTACCTCAATGGTTCAAAGACTTACCGTTCGACGATGGGGAAATGGAAACCACAGTCATCGACGAAAAACTAGAAAACCTTATTGGTGTTTTGGAATGGGACATCAGTTCAACAAGGTCGGATAATACATTCAGTAAACTGTTTGATTTTGAGTGATTTCAAGGTTGATTTTCGCTCACGATCTAAATATAATCTTAATACACATGGAGAATCTCTAAATGAAAGACATTTTACAAGACATCGTATCACATACGCAAAACCTAGGCTTCCTTACTACTGTTAAAGTAACAGGCGCAGAAGATAAGACACAGATATTTTCAATGGCTGATGACCGTTCGGTGATCATGGAGGCAGAAACTGCCAATCCATATCCGGATATGTTAGGCACATTTGGTATGCCGCAGCTACAGAAACTCAAATATCTGCTAGATGGTGCAGAATACAAAGAAGATGCTAAGATCAATATCACTACAGCAGAACGTAACGGTGACGTTATTCCTGTTGGTATCCACTTTGAAAACAAAGACGGCGACTTCAAGAACGACTATCGTTTTATGAATCAGGAAATCATCAACGAAAAGATGAAGACTGTTAAGTTCCGTGGCGTTAAGTGGGACGTAGAGATCGAGCCAAGCGTAGCCGCTGTTCAACGTTTCAACTTCCAAGCAGGTGCTAACAACGAGCATCCAACATTCCTTGCTAAGACAGACGGTGGCAATCTAAAGTTCATCTTCGGTGATGCTAGCACACACGGCGGTGAGTTCGTATTTGCACAGAATGTAGCAGGTAAACTAGATCGCGGCTGGACTTGGCCAGTGCTGCCAATCTTAAGCATCCTTAAGATCGCAGATGTTAACAACACAAAGATGAGTTTGAGCAACGAAGGTGCTATCCAGATCACTCTAGACAGCGGACTTGCAGTTTACAAATACATCATTCCAGCACAGGCAGCTTAATGATTAAAGATATCACAGCTTCTGGACGTTATGTTCAAGTAACCGGTGGCAGTTCCAGCACCTATGTGAACAATTATTCAGGTTCACAAGGTGTTGGCAATATGCGATATAACACTTCCAATCAAAACATGGAAGTCTACGATGGATCGAATTGGATTACACTTAATATGGGTTATGCGTCAGTGGGCCTAAATAGTGATGCTGAATCATTACTTGACTGGGCACGTAAGAAGCGCGATGAAGAATTGGCTTGGGAATCTTTGGCAAAAGACAATCAGGCTGTTAAAATAGCATTAGACAATTTAGAAAAAGCAAAACAACAACTTAAAATAACTGCTACATTAGCTAGAGACACTTCAGATTTTGGCGAAATGGTAGAAGTTCAGGCGAGCCCATAACATGACAAATAAACAACCAGTTGACCTAACACCGTTACAGAAAGACTATGCGGTATACTTACCTGCTATCAGTTCTTTCTATTCTACATACATAGCAAAACAGAGATTAGAAGAGTTTATCCCCAAAGATCGTATTCCCCAAGGTTTCGATCGCGGCATCGAAGGAATGAACTTCCTTAATCCTGAACAGGGTTATTTCTATTATAAGTATGCTCTGTATTCAGCAGGCCACGCACAGCTAGACATCAACAAGTCCATGACACAAGAGTCTATGATCCAACAACGTGATCGTGGTGCTACGATGATACTAGGCGATTCCGGTGGTTATCAGATTGGTAAAGGTGTTATTAAATTTGATTGGCAGAACTTCGAAGGTGCCGAAGCCAATAAGGTTCGTGAAAAGATCCTTACTTGGTTAGACGTTACCGCAGACTGGTCGATGATGCTAGACGTTCCAACCTGGGCCTGCGATCATATCCATAGTCCAAAGACTGGGTTAAAAACATTCGAAGACTGTCTAGAAAAGACCCGTTTCAACAACGAATACTTTATTAACAATCGCCTTGGTGTCAAAGACGGTGGCACAAAACTTCTCAACGTTCTACAGGGTTCAAACTGGGAAAACGCAGAAGCATGGTATCAAGGTGTAAAAGAATATTCCGATACCGGCAAGTATGGAGACAAGGCCGCAGAAGGTTGGGCTATGGGTGGTGCTAATATGTGCAAGATGCCTATTACACTACGCAGACTGATCACTATGAGGTTTGACGGTATGCTAGAAGGTAAAGATTGGATGCACTTCTTGGGCACCGCACAGTTGGACTGGGCTTGTTATCTTACAAGCATCCAGCGTCAGATTAGAAAGCATGTAAATGAAAACTTCACAATTTCCTTTGACTGCGCATCACCTTTCATCGCAACAGCTCACGGACTGGTATATACTAACGCCCAACACACCAATAAGCGATTCAGTGTTATCATGGATAAAGCCCCGGACAATAAGGGTCTTTCCGGACGGCACGATATACCTTTTCCTTTCGAAAGCGATTTTGGTCGCAGACTTACGGTCGCAGATATTTGCCACTACGCCCCAGGCATGCTAAACAAAATTGGCAAGGAAGGTAAAACTTCATGGGACAGCTTTGCCTATGCTCTAATGATGGGGCATAACGTAGAATGTCATATCCGTGCTGTTCAACGTGCTAACAATTTGGCAGACATTGAATACGCAAGTTATAAACCTAATTGGAGATCTTGGCGCAAGGTCAAAGATGCAGATAAGAGCGATGAGCGTTCAGAGTGGGTTCCTCGTAACATTCTTTACTTTAACGAGTTCGTCGAAGAACTATTTGCGCTCAAGACCAAAGACGAAGCATTTGCATTAATCGCTGATGCGGAACGACTTGGATTCTTACAGAACTTAGAAGGTGCAAGACTACGTGGCGGTGTTACAAATATTGCACATACATTGTTCTATGAAGAATCAGAAGATGAAACGTCATGGGAAGATGATAGAGAAGATGACGCTTTGGATAACTTAACCGTTGAATAAGGAGGTTATATGTATGAAAACCGAATTAAACATTTGGAAGAAGCACACCGTGCTTTGAACAAACAAGTCGACAGTTTGGAAAAAAATGGCCTGTTTGAAGACCTAAAACTGGAAGAATTGAAGAAACAAAGGTTGCATTTGAAAGACGAAATTGCTATACTAAGACATAAACAACAACTGCTAAACGAATCCAACGATTAAAATGTATTCAGAAAAACAATACGAAGAATTTCAAAATCGTATGCACGAACGTTTTCCCAAAATGTTCGAAGGTAAGTATGGGGGGTTTGCCTGCGGTCCCGGTTGGTGGCCGATGTTGGAAACTCTCTGTGCTACGATCCAAAGTCATATAGATCAAAGTAAAGGTTCTTGTCCTCAGGTAACTGTAGAGCAGATCAAAGAAAAGTTCGGAACACTACGTTTTTATACCCAAGGCGGCGATGATTTTACCAGCGGTGCTATTTGGCTCGCTGAAAGTCTCAGTGCCGGAATGTGTGAAGACTGCGGAGCACCTGGAAAACGAGTCAGCGACGGTTGGGTAAGAACGCTTTGTGATTTTCACATCGCAGAACGAGAAGCTCTTAGATCCGAGGAAATGAAAAGAAATGGATTCGAAGAATAAGTGTAATAACTGCGGAAACTATTATAGTGCTGCCTGTGACTGGCAGCAAGGTCGTTGTCCGCATCATCCCCCCTATATTAATCCTCACTCATTTAGATATCTCAACTTAATCAACTCAATCAAAGGCTGGTATACATCATGGCAACACAAGAAGAAAAACAAGAACTAATCAACGTTCTTAAATTCACTCCTCGAACCTATCGTGTAAGATTGTGGGGCTATGGCGGTGAATATGTCATGGGCACAGTAGATCGTAAAATCTATGATTACTTCAAACAACGTAGGCTGGATGTATCAGAGTTCGCCTGGGATGGTGACTATGCCGAAACAAATAATATTCCAGAAGACATGCAACCGTTCTATCCAGGTAACTGGCATGACTGCGACAACATGGGCCATTGCTGGGGAGTAGATCGTTCCGCAGGAACTATCCAAGTAGATGACGAGAACGGTAACACAGTCTATGAAAAATCACTAGAAGATATTGTAGGCTACGATGAAGAAAATCCAGAACCGGAATGGACATGCGGTGACGAAGTATGGATTGACAGCCAGCCCGCAGGTAGTGTAGTATTCATTGGAACCAGTTCAGAGAAAGGCACATTCTTTGAAGCAGACATTGAGCTTAAAATGCCTTTTGATCCTAGCAAACTAAGTTTACAATACGACGAAATTGATGGTAACGAAATTATTACATCAGTTAGTTATGATGGTGAAGAACTAAACAACGACGGTGGCGATACTAACGGTAAGAGCACAGACTTTGGATTTTATGTTGCAGGTTCTCTAAAAGATGGTAAATGGGAACGTTATAGGAACATGGACGATATCGAATATGGTCTTACAGAATGGTTTCCCGCTAAAGTTAATCCAGAACGCACAGGCAAGTATAATGTCAAGACCAAAGATGGTTACAGCTATCAGGCTAACTGGAATGGTGAGTTCTGGCACAATGACTGGAACGATGAAAAGATTAAAGTCAAAGAATGGCAGGGTATCTCTTATGATCCTGATGAACATTTTTTGCGTGAAGAACTAGATAACATTACACTGGAGAACTAATCATGACTTGGCCTTTTCCTAAAAACGAATCCTCATCTAATGAGCCTCAAGAAAAGAAAGAACTTACTGATTGGACTGTAAGCACTTACTATAAAAAGTCTATCGAAGAACACGAAGAATATACCAAAGACGGTATGACTATTATTCGTAAAACCGGTTGGCGTGGCGGATCATGGACTGTGTCCACTAATGACGGCAATCCTCCAGAATTTGATTTCACCGAAGTGCCAGGAGGCGACGGTAAAACCGACAGCATCAGTATCTACGATGCCTACGGCAACAACATCGAAGAAGTAGAACTCAACGAAACCTGGGACGGCTGCTGGGAAGACATCGAGTGGCCCGATGACATGGACTATGAGGAACGTGAGCGTCTCGAAGCACTGATCGAAGAAGAAGGCTTTTATTCTCTCGAAGAAGACGGATGGTATCAGGGAGACAGTGCAACGTATATCTGGGGGCCTATCCTAATCGAGGGTGATAATGATTATCGTAGAATTATCATCGCAGACGATGATGGCAATGTAACTGATTTCGAGGAAGATGAATGAAACGTGATTACAAAGATGGGGTTCGTGAAGATATCACTGTTTTTACAGGTATCGAAATTGAACGAACACCTGCTTACGGAATGAAGACATTGTTTGTAGTCGGAGTTGCCAACGAACAAATGATCACCGAGCTGGCAAAGAATAACGATTGTAAACATATCTTTTTTGGGGCTAATCATAGTTTCGATCCAAAGAATGACGATTATCATTATTGGAAAGCCTGGGAGAATATGATTGAGTATTGTCTAGAACAAGGATTCTGGTGCAGTCTCGATATTCCATTATCGGCTGTCGAACAATTTAATGATGGTGGTTTGAACGATCACAATAAGTTTATTCCGCAGATTCGAGTGCCTATCCCGTATATTAAATTGTGGAATTATAATACAATGTTAAAGATCGACGACAAAGATTTTAACGCAACTAATCCTGGGGTTTGGTGCCATAACCTCAGAGATCTAATGGGTAGAGATCGTTTTACTGATTGGGATCAATATGGCAATGACGAGATAATCAAATGAGTGGTTATGGACAAGCAATTGGGTATTCTAATCAAGCCAAATCGGCTGTTAGACCTGCTCGTAAAATTAGGAAACAAAAAGTGAAACTTACATTCAAACAACGTATTCGTAATTGGTTGAACAGTGACGACGAGGCAGATGTTCCGCAGTTAGTAACTGCAAGCGAAGGTCTATCTAGCGAAGGTATGCGTATGCAGATTTATCGTGCATCGGGTGGTTATGTTGTAGAGACTCGCAGTTATGACAGCCATAAAGATCGTCATCATAATACCATGCACGTTATCACTGAAGAACAAGACCTCGGTGACTGTCTAGGAAAGATCGTAATGATGGAGGCACTAAAGCGATGAAACAAAATTTTAAATCATACACTGTTAAAGAAAACAAAGGATTCCGTTTGCGAATCGAATCTTGGGATATTTTAAATCCTAAAGATCTAGTAGCTATTGAATTCGTTCAAGAATGCCTAAATACCGAAGGAGAAGTTGATTCTTCTAGCGTTTACAGTTATAATATGACTAGAGAAGAAATCGCTAATCTATGTAAAGGATTGATGTCTGTATGATTATCCGACAAGACGTTCGACCAAATAAAATGATCTGGGTCACTTTCCGTAAGGAAGGTATCCATAAGTATCCAGCGGCAATGACCGATCCTAACCTAGCCACAGGTGACGAATACGATGTCAGCTTCTTGGGCTATCCGCATCGTCACATCTTCCACTTTAAAGTTTGGATCAGTGTCACGCACGATGACCGGGATATTGAGTTTATTCAGTTTAAACGTTGGTTGGAAAATCTTTACAAAGATGCTACACTAAGTTTAGATTATAAAAGTTGTGAAATGATGTCAGGTGATTTATATGACGTCATTAGCAAGAAGTATCCAGGCCGTGAGGTTTGGATTGAGGTCTCCGAAGACGGAGAAAATGGTTCATTTATCAAATATTAATAAGGAAATAAAAATGGCTCGTAACTACAAGGACTATCAATATTTTGCCAACCGTCCTGACGTTGTGAAAGTCTGGGATGATCTAGACGCCTATCTCGACTACTGTCGATTCGAACTCTGTGAGTTCAACCCTGCGGATCTTTATCGTAAAGATTCTAAAAACTACCAGGCTTACTTAGCCAGCAAGAGACCACGCAGACCTTACCAAGGTAACAAACCTCGTTGGGACAACAACGGAGATCGCGGGCAAAACCGTAGACCATATGGCCAAAATTTTTCTCGTTGATCTAGAATCCGTAGAAACACGCTACACAGGTGAGTGGAAAACTCATCTGCCAGCGTTACTACGCAAAGGAGGACATGATGTTCAAATTATATCTGGCCCTACAGATATTCCTAGTGCAACCACTCCTGGCGCTTTTCTTAATTTTGGTGGCACCAATATATATAAGTCTGCCCAAGTTGAGCAAATGGGCAGGCTGTTTTGCTCCGGATCAGTGGCTCCTAATGATCACTTCATCTTTACTGATGCTTGGCATCCTGGCATAGTTAATTTGAAATATATGAGCGAACTGTTACATATTCCTGTAACTATTCACGCATTGTGGCATGCTGGATCATACGATCCTCAAGACTTCCTAGGCAGACTTATTGGCAATGCCAAATGGGTCAGACATGCTGAAAAGAGTTTCTTTTATGCTGTCGATCATAACTACTTTGCCACAGACTTCCATATCAATATGTTTGGTTTAGAGTTACTAAATCTTGATAGAAGTTTGTTAGATGCATCTCATATTCCTAATAAGAAAATCGTTCGCACTGGTTGGCCTATGGAATATATGAAGGATGTTTTGGTTATGTATAAGAATATGCCTAAGCGTGATCTTATTTTATTTCCACATCGCATCGCTCCAGAAAAACAAGTAGATATTTTCAGAGATCTTAAAGAACAATTACCACAATACGAATTTGTAGTGTGTCAAGATCAACAATTAACAAAAAATGAATATCATAACTTGTTAGGTGAGGCTAAGTTAGTGTTCAGTGCTAATCTACAAGAAACACTAGGAATCAGTTGGTATGAGGGTGCTATCGTAGATGCTATTCCTATGGTGCCAGATCGACTAAGCTATAAAGAGATGGCTATGGAAGATTTTAAGTATCCCTCGGAATGGACAGAAAGCTTCGATGCGTATACTAGACATAAAGGAGCGGTAGTAGATAGGATACAGCATTATATGGAAAATTACGATTCCTATCTACCTCGCCTAAATAAACAGGTAGATCGATTAACTAAAGACTTTTTTAGTTGCGATACACTATTAGAGATGTTAAAATAACATGTCATCCACGACAATAACTCGGAGAATCATAATTGACAAAACCAGAATTTAAACCAGATGCTGTATTAAATGCAGAAATCGATAAAACTTTTAAGGCTGACGAATACGAACCCTTAGGCAAACCAGTTTACGTTAAAAAAGAAACAGCACTAGACGCAATGGCCGGAGACGGTGGCTATCAAGAAGGCAAATACCTAGGCGACTTCCTTCGCTTTAAAATGAAACGTGATAAAAAACGTTTCTGGGCAGGTGATAACATCAGCGACTATGTTAGCGAAGAAGATAAAGAACGCTTGATCGACGAAGCAACTGAAGCATTCGAAACAGTGCTTGATCGTTTGCTGATTGATCGCGAAAACGATCCCAACAGTAAAGGCACAGCCCGCAGGCTTGCTAAAATGTATTTTAACGAAATTATGGCAGGTAGATATGACCCAAGTCCCTCAGCAACAAGTTTCCCAAATGATTCGGAGGACCGTTACGAAGGTATGTTGGTTGTTCGCAGTGAGCTTCGCAGTATGTGTAGCCATCATCACCAACCTGTGGTTGGTGTTGCTTATATTGGTATTATTGCTGCCCAGCATCTTATCGGACTCTCAAAATACACAAGAATCGCCCAGTGGTGCGCCCGACGCGGAACTCTCCAGGAGGAACTTGCTAATGATATTGCTAGGGAGATCGAAAAAGCCACAGGAGCCAAAGACCTAGGTGTTTATATTCAAGCGACACACGGATGTTGCGAGAACAGAGGCATTATGGCACATAGTAGTCTAACACAGACCACAGTATTAAGAGGTGCATTTAAAGATGATTCAGGAACTAAGAAGGAGTTCTTTGATAACATCAAACTACAACAAGAGTTCGCTCCTAGATAAGAGGATATTATGAGAAAAGAAATGATCGGCGTTTTAAAACAACACTTCGAAGCACACATTCTGAAACATAAAATGAATGTAGATATCATGTTAGGTAATCCTATGGCTATTCATGATCATACTGATCTTATGGATGCTATTGAAAAAGAAGTTGCCCTAATCGCTGAATATCACGACAAATTAGAAGTAATGAATACTTATTTTAAGGAGTAAGATTATGCAGGTCAGAGTAGAAAGCAAAGAAGAAGATATAGGAAGATGTGGTTGCGGTCGCAGTCCAACTGGTAAATGCATTGGTTGGCATGGTTTGGACGAAGGAACATATCGTGAAAAGCTAGCTGAATGGGAATTAGAAGATTATAAGAAACGTGCTCAAGAAACATGGAATGATTCTTGCACATCTGGGAGATCCGAATGAATTCCGTTGATATGGCCAACGATCTAATCAATCGTGCTAAAAATCTAAAAAAGTTTGAAGTAAAACGTTTGTTAGAAGATGGAATCATGTTTAATGGACCTGTTCCCTTTGATATTAAGGGAAAGGACGATTGTTATTGGATCTACGCCTATGCTGTTACACAAGAAGAAGCAGAAGCACAGGTCGATGCTTGGTTAAGCAACAAAACGTGACACAACCACTTAAAGACGAACTAATGGTTCAACAACAGTTGCCTGCCACTGATCGTCGAGAGTGGGCTTGGCAACATATGGTCGCTGTGATCATGTTAAACCAAACTGGAAGAAAGGCAGTCAAATATGTGCTGCCTTTGTTCTTGGATCGTTGGCCTGGTCCTGGAGAATTCCTTTGGGCTACAGAAGATGAAGTCAAAGAAGTGATTTGGCCATTGGGCATGTATAATACTCGATTCAAACGGCTGAAAAGGATGACAGCAGACTTCTTGACTTGGGACGGAAATGATGCTACAATGTTATATGGCATTGGTAAGTATGGTTCAGATAGTTATGAAATCTTTTTCAAACAGAACTATACCATTGAGCCTACAGATAAAGAATTGAAACGATACCTCGCAGAGGAGATTTTTAATGTTGTTGAAACTGCTTGAACGACTAGGACGCAAACGTATCATTTATGATCGTGTTCATAACGAACCGTATCTAGAACGGTATTATCTCTTTTTAAAAGAAAGAGAACGGTTTCCCTTTAATGTGTTTTTACATAAGTTTTTAAAAGGTGATCCAGACGACGTCCACGATCATCCTTGGCCTTATGCCACCTTGATCCTGAAAGGTGGTTATTACGAATGGATTCCTCAGTTCAATGCTGAAGGAATTAAAACATGTGAAGTTAGAAAGTGGCGTGGCCCCGGTCACTTCCGCATTTGTTCGCCTAATAGTTATCATCGTATCGAATTAAAAGAAGGTGTAACAGCATGGACGCTGTTTATGCCAGGTCCTCATAAACGCGAATGGGGTTTTCTAGTTAACAATAAGTGGATTCAACACGAACAATATCTTAAGGAGAGGTATGAAAAAGCTCATAATCAACCAGCAAGAATTTAACGGACTAGTTTCGGATATCTGTAGACAGATACATTTAAGCGGTTGGACTCCTGATTATATCGTAGGCATTACCCGAGGAGGGTTAATGCCTGCTGTTATGATCAGTCATTATTTTAATGTGCCTTGTGAAACTTTAAAAGTCAGTTTAAGGGACGGTGGTGAGCCCGAGAGTAATCTATGGATGGCTGAAGATGCGCTCGGTTATCCTAAACAAGAAAGATTTATCGAAGACGATCGAGATATCGGTGCTATACTCGATGCAGCTGGTGATCTTTTAGAGCAAGGCGACTCTTATAAAAATATACTCATAGTCGACGACATCAATGATTCAGGTGCTACGATAAATTGGATCATGAACGATTGGCCTAATAGTTGTTTACCCGATGACCCTAGTTGGGAAGAGGTATGGAACAACAATGTGAAATTTGCTGTAATCGTCGATAACTTGTCCAGTAACTGCAA